ATGCTCACGGGGATGAGAATAATGGAACTGCACCAACTTTTTCGAGGAATATTACAATAATTGTAAATTCTACCATTTAACTCAATTTCCATAGTTTGTAGATCTATTGTGTATGTTACCTTGCCTACAAATGATGATGGTTGTTTGAACTCTTCTTCCCTATCACGTTCAACCTTCTTTTTTTCTTCTTTATTTAGATCATCTTTGAATTTATCTGTGTCTATTGGTGTGTCTGTTTGCACTACATTCTGTCTCATCATATCCAAGAGTATTGCAAGAATAAATGATAATGCGATGGCAGGATATAATTTTCGTACTTTCTTGATTAGTTTGTTAGAGTCTTTTTCCTTTTTGTTTAGTTTCTTAATATCTTCTTTAATCTCTTTTTTGGTTACGCCTTCAAGCCATTCCTTACTGGCTTCTCTAAATGTAAAACTTAGTTTGGTTTGCTCTCCAAATAGGAGATCATAATTCTGTATTATATCCTCTAAGATTGACAAGATTATACGCTGGTTTTCTTTTCCAAGTTAGCTAATACTGCGAGGCGTTTTTGGTTGATTACCTGTTCCATCTGTTGTTTGTTGAACACGGGTGTTCCAATTGGTGAACGGTTTTCCAGTTGTGGATTCTTTGCCACATCATCCTTCAATTCTTCCAAATTAAGCAAGTCCAATGTCTTGTCGTCTGGTAGTGGTATCGCTTGTTTTAATTTTAATACACCATCTACCAAATCATCCCAACTTTCCGTGAATATCGGCTCAAACTCTGTCTTTACTCTAATATTTTTTAATACATCTGCATAGTTTAATTTCGCTAGATTTCTCTCATACCACTGTCGGGAAATAATATCGCCAATCCATTCCCTATCCTGCTTGACTGGTCCTTCAATGAAAAATCTAATCTTACCAATCAATGTGGCGCGGTTCTGATCTGCTTCCCTGCCAAGTAGTGCTGATGGTGTCTGACTGTTTCCAATCATCAACCTTTCATAATGGTCTACAAGTTGAACAAGTTCTGCTATCTTTGGCTGTAAATCTAATTTCTCCAGTTTGATTTCATCCAGTGCATCTACTTCTATTGCATTGTAATTTCCAGCCTTTATTGAGTTTAGAATACTGTTTGCATCATTTTGTGCGTTTGCCTTACTCCTTCCCATCTTTTTAATTAATAACATGATGGAGCCTGCCCACATCGTCTGGGCAATCTCTGGAAAATCAAACTCAACTATTCTTCTATAAGCTCTAGCTGCACCGGCAATTCTCTGCATCTCGGAATAGCCAAAGAATAATGAATGCCTGATTGGTGAGTTTGGTTTGTTTGTAATGTATATCATCTCTTCAGGTCTTGCAACCTTGCTGGGATTCATTATCTTGACATCCCGAATCTCCCATGATTCTGGCTCGATGTTTACCTTGTTCAAATTTCTACTGTGAACCAGTTTCAAATATTTTGGCAATCCTATACTTTTATCATCCTCTAAATTTTCAAATAATATTACGCTACGGCCAAAGACCTTAGCCATGATGACCGCATCCTTCATGACTTGGTTAAAATTCATCAACTCATCAAAATCAATTAATGCCTGGCGTTGCATCTCATATTTTTTCAGGACTTTCTTTTTCTCTTCCTCTATCATCTCTTCGCCATTCTCTTTTGTTGTTGTTCTTAACTCAAAGATTGGTGTAATTCCTCCACCGATAACAAATTCCATTCTTAAATCCAGTGCCTTTCCAGCTACTGTGGTTGCCCACGCATCCTCAAAATATTCCAGCTCTGTATCGGAATAGGTAGGCTGGTTGAATGTCATTAATTCCGTTTTGGCGTTGAAGTGTCTTCTAGTCTTAGTGGCTCCACTTACCTTGACTGGAATTAATCTAAGTGGTTTAGAAGCTGACTTTACTTTACGAGTGGTCTTACGTTTGGCCAATAAAACTAATTTTCAAAACTAAACTAAGAGAAGTAATTAGTGTTTGATGAGATACCAATCTTGTGTGATAGCACTAGAATTATCAATAGGGATTTTTTCTTCATTGCCACATTTACATATAAAATAATAATAACTCTGCATAGGGCGCTCAAACCCAAAACTCTCATCTGAAGGATTTGAGTTACCACATTTGGAACATTTCATTATCTTATCCTCATTATATTACTTCTCTATAAAAATCTGTTCTTCAATATCCTTTTTTGTGGTGATTTTAAACTTGCTGTGCCAGACTGTATTATGTGCGTCAATCATGTTTGCCAGTTCTATATCTCCAATCAAATCCCTTGGCATCCCCGTCAATAAATCCACATGACATTTAGGGCAGATAGCAGACTTTATGACCTTGCTCAATAGGGAATGATTCTCCATTTTGTTAAAGAGAAATAGGTCATGGCATCATCACGTATCTTCCCTTAGGAATTGCACCAAGTGGAACACCAGTACCTAATCCATCATCATATGAATCATCACTGATATTCTTAGTGGCGATATGAATATTCGTATCTTCCTCTCGTCGGATATAATATCTTCCAATATGACACGCCAACATTAATGCCATAGCTAAATCGTCATGTTCTGATCCTGTGGCGTGATAAGAAACATTACCAGATTCTGTCCTATGTTCTGCAAATATGGCCACCTGTCTTTCCAACTCTTTCATATCCTTGCCACCGTTCTTGGGAAATTTCAATAGGGGATCTAATTCTCCATCCTCGTCTGTATGCTTCATCAGAGTGGCGATATAGTTTGCCATCTGGTTTTTATCCATAGTCTTGGCTGACATGATTTTCTTATTATCTTTCAGATTCTTGGATGTGGTTACCGATACGATTGGCAGATTGTATTGTCTTTTCAGGACTTCAATGACATGAACGCCTATACTATTCTGCTCTACCACGATATGATCAAAGTTGTGTTTTAGATGGTATTTAGCTACAGTCCGTTCAACATCTGCATAATCTCTTCCCTTCCATTCCCTTGCTGCCCTGACTGTTATTGAATCTTCATCCACCCGTATGACTACAAAACCAAACGAGTCCTTCATTTTGCCAGGATCTAGTGCTGCTATTAACATGAATCGTATCTTTCCTCTTTACATATACAACCAATACTTTCTCTATTACCATCTATTCTAGGAATTACTCGAATTATTCCGACACCACAAAAGTTTTCCTCGTGTGAAGGATGACCACAAAACGAGCATTGTTGTTGATATTTTCCTTCGAAAGGAATTACACAGGACCTACACATTAGTCTAAATCTTCTCTTTCAAATATTGTACGCCTTCTGATTAATCTTAGATGAAATACACCACACTCAAAACAATCCCTAAAATATGATACCTTAGTGCAACCACACGGGCAATCACACATGGACATGAATTTACCTATGTTCAATCTTACCCACGTTCAACGGAATGACTTCCTTTTTACAATCAAGTATAACTTCTATATCTAGAAAATAATCACAATTTCTACAATAATAACCATATTTTAATGGAGGATTGCTTCCCTCTGGATTCTCTAAAAGAGTTTTACAATTTATACAAATTATTTCAAAACGACTCATTCATAAGACCTCACTAAATGCCATGTAGGTAAATATTTCTTCCATTTGTAAGGAAGCCAATCAGTTAAAGGATCTGGTAATTCAATAATGGTAGGTGTGCCAACATTAAGAGTTTGTGTATTTCCCCAACTATTTGCAATTGTCGTTGTTATTGTAGGAACATCTAATGTTTCCATTATATCAACCCCTGACCAAATACCATTTTAAGAAATACATGGGTGTACCATGCCAATCCGCCAAACATGAGGAAGAAGAATATTACCTTATCCCTAGTCTTTGTGATTACTATTGGTGGTATCTCTACAGGCCTTTTATCCCATTCTTCTGATTTAGTCATTAACCCATACACCAGCTATAAACTCCCAAAAATCACTATAACATTTTTCACAAAATTGATATTTTCCAATAGAGGCCACAAAAAGTTGTTCTATGGTTTTGTGGCATTTACTACATACAAATTTAGTTTGTTTAATTATATGAGAATCATCTGCAATAACATATTCACTCATGATTAACACATCTCACACACATTGAAAAATCAGATTCAACTAGATTCAGGCACTCACATTGTTTACATTCACAGTTTTTCATCAGCAAGCACCTATGACATTCCATAAAAGATTAAACAAATGATACATATGTAATGGGTTTACATTCTCCTGATTGAGTATTGTGTCGATATGATCTCTTAGAACTGTTAGTGTAGCCTCGCACAAGTCATCATATTTCATATTGTTCTCTTCTCCAAGTCTTTGACTGTTTTCTCTAAAGAAACAATTTTGTCTGTAACTGCTTCAATCCATTTTCTAAATGCCTGCATTGTATCATTTATGGCATTGAGTGATTTGTTCTGATCTAGCTGAGTCTTCGTAATTATCTTTAATTGAGAATGTAGTGTTTCAGCAAGTTCGTAATAATTCAAATCGGCCCCCACTCCTCATATAATTCCTTTCCACAAGTAGGACAATAATTCCAATTATCTTCACAGTTCCTTTCACACACTCTGCAGGTCACTAACCTTCACCTTTACCGTTTTATCATCAATCTGTTTGATTTGAAATTGCACCTTTGCGAGTTTCCTTTGTAGGTCTTTTTCCTTGAATAGTAATCGCTGTAATCTCTTGTCTCTATTCTCTTGTTGAGATTGGGTTCTCATGATATTTGACCACCACAATGAGGACAATATTTTGGATTTTGTGTTGATGTAGGAATGTAATTTGGGAATCCACTATGACAATAACAACTACAATTTTGATAACTTGCCGTTACATCATGAAATGCCCTACATTGATCACAGCCTCCGTTAAAACTCAACACATATCCCTCTCTGGTTTATCAGGCTCTTTCCCATACTCATGATAGAGGTTGTGTTTTACATCCTCAGCAATTAGAGTAATGTCACGAACTGAATGACATTTTTCACATTCTGCTAATCTATAACTGACACTTGGTATGAATTTAAAATCACTGCTATTACAATGACTACATATGATTACCTGTGTTGTTTTTCTTATACTCAATAAGCGAGGGTTGTATTCATGTCATAAGGTAAGTAATTCAATGATAATAATAGAAAATAATTGTCCCTTGAACCTACATTGTAATATCAAATGTGGTTCGTAGCCTGGAAACCAGACGGGATAATTATTCTTAATTCATTCTATTAATAAATACATTTCAAAGTTCCATTTCCTCTTCATCTGTTCTATGGTCATCCGTCACTTCTCCCCATATGCTATCCCTGCCAGTGGTGTATTTGTTGAGGTATTCCTGATCCGGATCTTCTTCAGTACTGTCAACCATATGTTGAATTTCATCTTTAGTGTATAACTCAGAGCCACCTTCATGAATATCAATGGTCAGTTTGGTAAAATCATTCTCTGCTATGTCAAAATCATAGAAAAAACCTCTTGGTCCTTTGGGTGTAGAGATCATAAAGAGATCAGATTTGTTGGTTTTAACAATTGGTAGGATTGTATTGATTACAGGATAATCATCTACCAGATTCCATTTTGCTGCTTCATCCATGAAAAAAGCTTTGATCTTGGTCCATCCAGCTACTGCTTCAGGGTTTGCTGGCATGCCATAGATTTCTGTTCCATTGAATAATTTCATGTAGAGTGATCCAGTCTCTGCTATGTATTCTGGAATGTTGCGAAACAATGATATGAATCTGTAAAATATATCTTTAGTTGTCTTTTCCCTAGTACCAGCTATGATGATTATCTTACCGCCCGTATATTTATGGAAGCTATGAAACGCTAGGATTCTCAACATTAGTTCTGTCCATCCACACTGCCTTGCCTTGTTGAGATGTAATTTTACTTGTTTTGTAGGATGAATATTCTTATCAAACACTTCGGTTTGTATCTCTGTGAGTCTATGTGGTTTGAACGTCTGTGGATGTTTGGGTAATCCTATAATATTATTAAATTTATGAAAATCCTTTGTCATCAATTTTAATGCAGTCGTAGTCGTTGGACCAATCCATCCGTTCTTTCTAGCCAGGTTTGTTATCGATTGCAATCCTTCCATTTTGTATCAACTTCATAACCTCTACGGCCTCACTCTGTCTGGCTAAAAATATGATATTCTTCCATAGTTCAGTCTGTTGCTTCTCTATGGCCAAAATATCAAGAGGTTCCAAGTCTGTCTCTCCGGCTATCTTATTTCCCTGCTCATCATACTCATGCAGTATTTTCTTTTCCTTCTTCAGGTTCTCCAGCCTGTCAATCTGTATCTTGAAATAATCTGATGCCTGTTGAAAATCAGCTAGGAATTTGCCAGCTACATTACGTGCCAGCTCATAATCTAATTTCTCTATGAATTGCTTCCTGCATAGATTGACTGTACTCCTGCTTACTCCCTTTAGTTTGTCTGCCACCTCATAGTCTGATAGTGCAGGATGTTCTACTATTGTTCTATATACTTCTAATCTTTTCTCTTCCTGTAACTTTTTAACCACGCCTAGCATTAAGCTAGTAGTGATAAGGTAACTAATCTATTCCATCTTTGATTGTTATTTCTTCTTCCCAATAAGATATAAGTGGATGAGCATTATCATTGTTACAATACTTTGAATTTTTACCTTGTTTTAGAATGGAGCCGCAATGAGGACATTTTCTAGGAGGCTGCTCTTTGGATTTTATAGTGTATTTTGAATCATCATAAAACATAACATTATGCCCACGAACTTCTACATATTGGGTTTCTTCCATATCTACTCTAACTCCTTGATTCTTTGTTGAGAGATGATTTAAGATTTAACTCCTTATTAGAGATATTCAATTGTATTAATCCAAAAATTTGATGAATTGGACACCAATAAAATTGACCATCTTTTCGACAGCGACATTTAATATTCTTCATCGGAATTTCACCTTTACACGATCCCAATATGGGCTGTTACAGCTAGCACAGTGAAAGGGTTTTAATGTAATATCACCTATGATTCTAGGATACCATGAATAGCCACAACGTTTGCATTTTAGCTTCTTAATCTCCATATCATTCATATTTTTTACCCTCCCTTTTTTCTCTTCTTGTCAATAATCCTAACTTCTTCTTTACTTGGTAGAGAGTTTTATTGAATTCAAATTCGTCATTCATATTTAATAACCTCCATTCCAACCACACCCCTCTTTACGTATTAGAAAATCAACATCTCTTATTCGTGGTTCGTCTTTCTCATATTCTGAACGTGGACCATAAACAGCCTCGAATAATTCAAGAATAAATTCATGTATTGATTGATCATTTCTTTTATATTCAAATAGTAGGTCATAGGTTGTTTTTGGAAGATTCATAGAGTGATAAAAAAGATTAAGTTGACATATCTCACAATAATCATATTTTCTTAAACCATTATACGTGATTTCTGTTTGACATTTTATACATTTTGATATGTAATATTTCTCTTTCATTTTAACAACTCCTTCAAGATTCCTTCCTGAATGTGTCCGTCTGTATGATCCTCTATTTCCTCTGTTGTTATGACTTCATTACATTTGTTGCAGGTGTAGGCTGGTTCGTGTTTACTCATTCCAAAATCTCCCTTAATTCTTGTTTAAGTCCTGGATTCCATCGTATTGCCGTTATGATGTCAGAAAGTAGGTCATGCAGTCGTATTTCTTGGGCTTCTAATTGGGATGTCATTTACGACACCTGCAGGGTTCTAATGGATAAATGCAATTTTCAGAAGTTTCATAAGCAAAACGACAATTGGTAGATGATATCATTTAATTTTCCCTCTCTATTCTTTGTAAGAGAATGTATGCTTTCTCATTTTCGTTGTTGGCAATGTGTTTTAAGACTGCTTCGAAGTCTACTTTTCTAATAATGATTTGGCCGTTACCAATCTCCATCTCTTTCATTACTCTTCACCATTAAAGGTTCGAATAGCCTTAGTCCATTTCTTTGCTTTTAACATTTGGTTGAGTGTTTTGATTGTTATCTCTTCACTCTTTTGTGTTTGTGTGTTTGTTTTCATACTATACTATAGATTGCCCTACATATATAGGTTACTACACATAGTTACAAATAGATCGACATATCGCCTACAGTCTGGTATCCATTCGGGTTTTTAGACCACCAAATACGATCATAGAAATCTGTGATCAGTTGGTTGTTGAAATATACCTTCATTGACACTCCTCCATATTTGATGATTTCAGCCCTCATTCCTCACACTCCTCATATATCTTACATTCAGGATAGTTTGGTATTGCCCACCCATCCTCACCATACCTACATTCGATAGCTTTGACATGGAATGGTAATATTTGTAATGTCTTTTCGCAGTGTGGGGTGTGCATTATATCGTCTATACAAAAATCAAAATTGTTTCCAGTTTGCGAGTGTTTCAATCCGTATGAATGTCCAATCTCCATCATTAATGTGATAGTCAGTGATGTATCATAATCAAAACCATAATCCCTATCTGATGTTGCCAGGACTAGAAAACAGTATCGGTTCCATGATTGGTTGAAACGACAGTCTGCATAACCTAAAACATCCCCATCACTATGAGTTGTTGCAGTAGGATAGAACATTACATGGATGTTGCACATACTCGTATTAGTGGTAAAATTGACAAAACGGTAATCTACTGTGAAGGTGTCTGGTAGTGCCTCATTCCAGAGGTCTATCGC